TTTTATAGAAAAGAAAGAATTAAAGATTTTGGTGAATGTACTAATGAAAATTTAAATTATAATCAAGTTAAAAAAGATTATGAATCTAAAATATTACACAAATCACTTTGGTCTAATTACACTCAAAGAAATAGAACTAATGACTGAAAAAAAATTAAAAGAACTAGGGTTTAGACGTGAAGACGTTTCAGATGATGAAAGTAACAATGGTTATGATTATTATTATTATTGTTTAGAATTAACAGAGGGATTTTCATTAATCTCTTGTGGTAATGATGAACTTGTTCATAGTAAAGATAACTGGTATGTATATAACTTTGATTGGCCTAATATTAAAATTACTAAAGCTGATCACATTCATAAATTAAAAGAAATAATAGCATGTTCTCAGCAAAATTAAAACTTAAAGAGGGTAAGCTAATTTATCCAAAAAAAGAAGATAAATTAGCTTATAATCTTTTTATAAAAAAACTTTCTGAAGGTCAGGAAGTTGACATATTTATATCATTAACTGATAGTAATGGTAGTACAGCACAAATATCTAAAATACACACTTGTATAAGAGAGTTAGCAAATGAAAGTGGTTATAGTTTTGAAGATATGAAAAAACTAATTAAAGACAAAGCAGGTTTAGTAATAGGTGCAAAAATAAAATCTTTTACTGAATGCTCTAAAGAAGAATTAAGTCATGCTATACAAGCATGCATTGAAATTGGTGAATTTTATAATGTTAATCTTCATTAGATTTTGGTTTAACTTCAGTAGCTTTTGATAAAGCTTCTTTAAGATCGGTTAATGCCAATTCTTTATCAATAAAAAGATCTTTATCCTTAGCTTGTTTTTCAACTTCACCAATCAATAGAGTAAAAGTATAAAACATTCTTTCTTTATCAGTCATATCTGTATATTTCTTAGCAAGAAGATTTTTTATAAACTCATCAGGATCACTTGAGTCAACAAATAATTCTTTAAATACAACAAATAATGAAGCTTTACACATTTGATAAAAAGTTTTGTTGATTTGAATATCAACAATAGCATCATCTTTTAGTTCTTTTACTTTTTGGCTTTCCATTACTTAAATTTTTACCAAATATAAAAAAAATATGACAAAAACAATAAACATAGATGAAATTAAAACTAAAATACATGCAAAATTAAAACCTTCAGGATGGGGTAAAGTTCTAAAGTCTTTTATATTTAGTAGTGATTTTGATAATATTCTTTTACAATTGATAAAATTATCAAAAGATGGTAAAAGATTTACACCTAAGCTAAGTCAACTATTTAAAGCATTTGAAGAGTGTCCTTATGATGAACTTAAAGTAATCATAGTAGGTCAAGATCCTTATCCTATGTTAGGTGTAGCAGATGGTATTGCATTTAGTTGTGGTAATACAATGGAACAACGGCCTGAATTAAAGTTTATTTTAGATGAAGTAAATAGAACTGTATATGATGGTGTAGGACAATCACATAATCCAGATCTTACACGGTGGTCAAATCAAGGTATATTGTTATTAAATGCTGCATTAACAACCACTATAGGTAAAACTGGACAACATTATCCAATATGGAAACCTTTTTTAGCATATTTATTTGATTATCTTACTTTTGCACATACAGGTATTATATTTATTTATATGGGTAAACAAGCTCATCAATGGAGTGATACGGTAAATACTATGAATTATAAATTTTTTGTAAATCATCCAGCAATTGCTGCATATAATAAAGATCAATCTTGGGACTCTGAAAATGTATTTGTAGATGTTAATAAGATTTTAAGAAAGAATTATAATTTTTCAATAACTTGGTAATATGAATGAAATATTTAATAAACTTATAAAAGAAAAAATAACACCTAATTCTTTATATGTATTATATTGTATAAAGAATAAACTTTCTGTAAATGATTTAATCAATAGTAGTCTAGAAATCAAAAGGTTACAAGCAGATAATTGGTTACAAGAAGACTTGTCTCTTTCAGGTAAAAGCATTATCTTTATGGAAGAGTTAAACTCTTACTTTAGAAAAAGTAAAAAGAAAACTTCTAAGAATTTAATGGGAGATAATTTTGATATTAAAATAAAATTATACAATTCATTATTTCCAGCTAAAAAACTTGGAAGCGGTAAATATGCAAGAACCAATATTAAAAATCTTGAATCAGGATTTAGATGGTTTTTTGAAAATTATGATTATAGTTGGGATACTATAATTAAAGCAACTGCAACATATGTAGAAGAATATAGTTTAAAAAACTATGAATATATGAGAACTTCTCAATATTTTATTAGAAAACAAAATTTAGATAAATCATTTGAATCAGATTTAGCAACTTATTGTGATATGTTACAATATGGAGATGAACCTTTAGATGATGTATTTAGAGAAAAAATAGTATAATTTTGGAACAATTTAATAATGCAAAGCCTTTAAAGGCTATTAGTAAAGTACGTGCATATGAAAAGGCCCTTTTAGAAATGAGAGGGAGAATGGACGGTAGAATTAAAAGTCTTAAAACCGCATGGCCAAAGTTTAATGATGCTACATTAAATGGATTAGAATGGAATACATTAACTGTAGTTGGTGCTAGACCAGGCGTAGGTAAGACTTTGTTTATGGAACAACTTGTTACTGAAGTTATTGCTTTAAATCAAGATCAAGATTTTCAAGTTTTACAGTTTCAATTTGAAATGCCTGAAAAAAGTTTAGGTATGAGAGCATTTTCTGCCATAACTCAAAAGAACTATGGTATACTTCATAGTAAGTATGAGGCTCTTGATGAAGACATTTATAATAAATGTAGACATTATACAAGTACATTAAATAAAAATAATAGAGTTTTTTCTATTTATAAACCATGTACTGTTGATGAATTTTGTGCAAGTATTCATTATCACTTTGAACAAAATGTAAAGATAGCAAATGATAAAAAAATATATCCTAAACTTTTAGTAACAGTTGATCATTCAGCTTTATTTAAAAAAGCTAAATATGAAAAAGATAGATTTGAAATGTTATATAATCTTGGAGAAGCTCTTACTTTTATGAAAAGAACTTATCCCTTAACGTTTGTTATTTTAAGTCAGTTAAACAGAAATATAGATGACCCTAAACGTGCTATAGAAGGTACATATGGTAATTATGTTCTTGATTCTGATTTATTTGGTGCTGATGCATTATTGCAACATGCTGATATAGTATTAGGTATTAATAAACCTGCTGCTAGAAAAATTAGACATTATGGGCCTGAAAAGTTTCAAATTGCTGATCCTGAAACTTTAGTATTTCATTTCTTAAAATGTAGAAATGGTGATACTAGAATGAGTTTTTTCAAATTAGATAGAGATACAATAAGAATAATAGAAATGAACACACCTAGTAATGTACAATCAAATACAAAAATTAAAATATGACAACAAGACAAGAGAATACAAAAATTCTTATGGCAACACATTTGCCCACATTTAAAAAGTTGAATATTGTTGACCCATTATTTATTGCTAAGTCTGCATGGGCTCCTCCAGGAGAAGCTCTTAAAATGCAATTTTTTCCTAGTGAATTAAAACAAGGTAAAGATATTTATGTAGAATTGAGTGATTTTAATGGAGTATCAGAAGATCCAACACACACATTGTATAAATTAAAATATAATCCTTTTTATAAAGAAGAATATGTTTTAGAACAAAAAACTAGTAAATCAGGGAATGATTATGAAGTATATGTAATCCCTATGGATGAACTTGTAGCAATTGATAAAGATTCTAATAAAGAAGTACCTTATCAAAAATATCAAGAATATTTAAAAAATCCTGATAAAAAAGAAGTAGAAACACAAGCAGCTGATTTTCCTAATTTTGCAAAAGAATATTTAGATGTTGATTTAAAGAAAAAAGAAAATAAACCTAAACAAGAAATAAAAAACTTTCCTGAATGGTTCCAAGCTTTAGATAGAATAGCAACGGCATTAGAAAAAATAGAAAATAAATTAAATAAAAAATGAGTATAGTACTTCCAACAAAAAAAGTAAAAGCTGAAAGAGTTAATCCAAAAAGATTAATTATTTATAGTAAACCTAAAACAGGTAAAACAACTGCATATGCGGGACTTGAGAATAATTTAATTTTAGATTTAGAAAATGGAGCTGAATATGTTGAAGCTTTAAAAGTTAAAATTAATAATCTTCAAGAACTTTTAGATGCTGGCAAAGCTGTTAAAGATGCAGATAAACCTTATGATTATGTAACTGTAGATACAGTAACTGCATTAGAAGAAATGGTTATGCCATTAGCTATAAAATTATATAAGAAAACCCCTATGGGTAAAAATTATGATGGAGATAATGTAACAACATTAGCAAATGGAGCAGGTTATTTATATATTCGTCAAGCTTTCTTTCAAGTTTTAGATTTTATTGATACATTAGCACCCCATATTATTCTTTCAGGTCATATTAAAGACAAAGTTGTTGATGATAAAGGAGAGATGGTTATGGCAGCTAACATAGATTTAACAGGTAAAATAAAATCTTTAATC